GTCGACTGACCACGCGGACGCAGTGCTGCAGACGCTGCTGACCGATCGTGAGTTCAATCAGGAAGCGGCCAACGGCACCCGCGCTTTCGAATGGACAGACGGCCAGCCTGGCACTGACGTCTTTGCCTGGACGCCGGATGCCGAACCGGATGAGCCACCAGCTATCCCACAGACATCGAATGACTGGGGCCAGGACATGTACGAATCGATCGACTGGAGTACATCGTGACGATGCCGGGACCGTCCTTCCAGACGGACAGCGGGTCGGCTCCGGCTGAGCCGAATCCGGCTACTGACCTGGACATCGATCCGGCGACCCTTGATCAGGAAGTCGGCAGTGTCTTCGATTGGGTCAACTGGCCGACCGGGACCTGGATCGACCGGGACGACAACGGCTATGAGCGCGTCATCGACATGCCGGGACGCGCCTACAGCATCAAGATCAACAAGATGCTGAGCCAGGACGGACAGGCCAATCAGGTGTTCGAGGCGCTGATGTTGCCTCTGGTCGGCGCCACGGCCGCCATCCCGACTCCGGACGACGACGATGGCCAGGCTGCATTCGTCCGGAATAACCTCATGCAGCCAGGCAGCTCGGGTGGCATGGACACCCCCTGGTCGACTTTCGTCGCCCAGATGGCGGGAGCCTGTGCGTTCAAACGATCTTACTTTGAGAAAGTTTTCACAAAGGGCACGGACGGCAAGATCAAGTACAAGAAACTGGCCTGGCGGCCGCCGGGGAGCTGTGAGCTGGTCCGGGACATCAAGAGCGGCGAGATCGCGGGATTCCGGCAGTACATGAGCTTCGGGTTGCACCAGTCGCCGATGAGCGCCCAGGCTGCCAAACAGCTGTCCAAGGACGGCTATATGGAGATACCGATGAACCGCGCCTGCGTCTATGTGCACGGGCAGCGCCGGGACCCGATCGACGGGATCTCCAGCCTGGACCCGGCGTACTGGGCGTACGTGCTCAAGCAGCGGGTGCTGCAACTGTGGTTCACATTTCTCGACGTCAATGCCTTGCCGAAGGTTCTCGCCTATGGCCGGGACGGCACCGAAGCGACGAAGAACGCAGCCAACATCGCCCGGTTGCGTGGCTCGGGCGTGGTGCCGGTGACGCGGCCCGACGACCCGTCGTTGAAGGTGTTCGAGACGCTGAATACGTCGGGCAGCGGGGCCGGTGAGTATCACGCCATGATCGGGTACCTGGACCAGGCGATGACGCATTCAGTGCTGGCGGGCTTCCTGGACCTGACCCGGCAGGCGAGTGGCCAGGCAGGCTCGGGCGGCGCACGCGGCAGCAACGCGCTGAATCAGGGCTCGATGGACCTGTTCCTGGAGAGCCGGGCAACCGTGGCCAAGGAGATGGCGGACTGCATCAACACGCAGGTGATCGCCCCGTTGGTGGCACTGAACTTCGGGCCGGACGCCACGGTTCCCCAGCTTACTTTCGAGAAGATCACCAGCGATGAAGCGGACCGGGCGATCGCACTGCTGACGAGCCTGGCCACGGCGCCGACGATCCAGGTGCCGAGCGGATTCGTGGACATGCTGGTCGAGCAGGCTGCTCAGTTCCTGAACCTCGATCAGGACAAGGTCGCAGCCATGATCGAAGACAACCTCAAGACGTTCCCGCCTCCGCAGTCCGCAGCGGCGGCAGGAGGCCAGAGCCCGGCGCAGCTGGCGGCCGAGCCGATGCGCAACGTCGCTGCGGCCACCGACACCATCGGGCATCTCATCAGCCAGGCCCAGGGTGGCGCGTGATGGGTAACCACCGGAGAGCCCCGCTGGACATCGACTGGGGCCTGTGGTTCGTCCTCGGCCTGCTGACGGTTTGCGGCCTGCTGGCCTGGTGGGTGCCGAGATGACGCAGCCTGATGCTCAGCAGCCACCCCCGTCACAGCAGGACAGCGACTTGGTCCAGCAGATCGTGCTAGCCCTGATCGCGGGCTGGGCAGCGTCCAAGGTGCTCAAACTGCTCCTCGGCACCCCGCTCGTGTCGGCTGCTGCGATCACCTACCTGCTCAGCAAGCCGGAGTTCACCAGCTTGATCGAGCTGCCTGATGCGCACGAGACGCTCAGCTCGGCACCGCTGCGGTTGCAGCGGGACCAGAACGTCCGGCGCCGGGCTCAGTACTTGCTGGCGGCCGTACGGCGGATGTCGACCGCCATCAAGTCCGGGGACCTCAGCGCTGTGCATGATGAGTGGGACGCGGAGCGTACCTACCTCCAGCAGCACCTGACCGCCGTAGCCAAGCGCACCGCAGCGGCGGCGCAGGTTGCCGGACAGCTGGTTCGCCAGCAGGTGCAGCCGACCGGGGTCAACGAGGGCCGGGTGAAGGAAGGTGACCGGCCGCTGCTGGGCTGGTACGCCGTGCTGGACAGCCATACTTCAGAGGAGTGCGCCGAAGCGGACGGCAGGAACTTCGACCCGGCGGAGATGCCCCTCATCGGCTATCCCGGTGCGGTGCACATCCATTGCCGGTGTGTCGCCGGACCGCCGTTCGACACGACCGAGATGGCCGACCACATCCACTCTGACCAGCCAGACCGGGCTGTAGCTGCTGCCAGTAGCCGACATGACCCCGTACAGTTAACCTCACGCTGGACCGTTACCTATAGGAGTTGATCATGGCTGCTGTTCCCATCACCCCTGTGACTGCTGACCGAGCTGGTGGCGGCGTGCTTGGTACCGGCACCCTGGCTACCGCGGGCACTCCCTTCACCTTCACCAACGGCGGTAATCAAGTGGTCCGGATCAAGTGGACCGCAGCCGAGACCAGCCTGACCATCGCCATCCCGGCGGGGCCGGACGGCACCACGAGCCCTGGAAAGGTCGTTCCCCTGGCGTCCACCGGGGACACGATCATCGGTCCGTTCCCGACTGCTGTCTACGGCACCACGGTCAGCATGTCCGGGCCGGTGCTGGGCACGACCACCCTGTGGGTGCTTCAGTTCGTCCCCACCAGCTGACCGAGCTCGGTAAACGGAAGTAGGTCCTGGTGAGCATTGTCCGCATCCCGGTGGCGGGGACGATCCTGCATCCGCTGGACGATAGCCCGGCGGTCGGGACGGTCACGTTCATCAACCCGTATGCGCTGACCAACGCGACCGGTCACGTGCTGTACACCGCACAGCGGGTGCCCTGCCCGCTGGACAGCAACGGTGCCTTCACCATCTCGCTTCCGGCGACCGACGACCCGGCTATCACGCCGCAGGGCTGGTCCTATTCGGTGCTCATCGAAACGGACGCGCTGGTGCAGGTGGTCGCGTTTCAGGTGCCCGCGGCCACCAGTGGGACGCTTCAGTTCGTTCCACAGGTCAGCACGGTCTTCACCGTACCGAGCTACTACGTCCCGCTGGGGGAGCTGGCGCAGCCCGGCGGCGTGGCCACGCTGGACGGCACCGGCAGCGTCCCGCTGTCCCAACTCGGGAACGCGGGTGTCGGCTCGTCGCTGCTGAAGGTCAACTATCCGGTGGTCAACCTCCGGGCCGCCGGGGCCACCGGTGCCGGGATCGTCGACGACGCACCCGCGATCCAGGCTGTCGTCACCGCAGCGGCATCCGGCAGCGTGCTGTACCTGCCGCAGGGCAGCTACCTGCTGCGATCTGGAATCAAGTGGAAGTCCGGGCTGTCTCTGGTGGGCGACGGCCCGGGCAAATCGATCCTGAAGCCCTACAACGCCGGTCCGCTGGCGTCCGGGTTCAGTGCCATCTACAACACCACGGACGGCTCGGCCGGGCTCCCGCTGACCGGCTGCCGGTTCCAGGACTTCGAGATTGACGGGTCGGGCATCACGACCACCAGCTACGACGTAGGCAGCAAAGGGATCAACATCCTGTACATGCTGCGGCCGATGTTCGCCAACCTGTATATACACGACTGTCTGGCTACCGGCCTGGGCTGCGACCAGCTGGCTTACGGCGTGATCCGGGACTGTGTGGTCACCGGCAACGGGCGGCAGAACTCCGGCACACAGCCGGGCGGCGCCGGGATCGGCATCGGCACCGGTGGTTACGCTCAGATGCCGCTGGTGATCGAGGGCTGCACCGCAACCGGCAACGGCACGCACGGGATCTTCCTGGAGCACCAGTACTCCGGTACCCCTACTCTGTCGCAGGGCGTCCGGATCGTGGGCTGCCATGCCTCGGGGAACCGGCACGGGATCAGCGACTGGGGTGTGGACGGCCTGGTGGTCGAGGGCTGCTGGATGCAGGGCAACCTATCTGACGGGTTCAACGTGTCCGGATCCGGCGTGTCCGGCCTGGCGGGGACCGGCGGTGTGGTGTCCGGCTGCGTGATCGACAGCAACTACGCCAATGGTGTCACCATCGGCGATTCGGCCATCGGCCGGTACACCCTGACCGGCAACCGGATCTCCGGTAACGCCGCGTACGGGGTCCAGTATCAGAACGTCGTGCAGCCGGGCACCACCGCGCTGCTGGAGATGTCGGTCATCGACAACGACATCTGGCTGAACGCCCTGTCCGGGGTCCGGGTCGACGCACCGATCACCGACAGCCACGTCAGCTACAACCGGATCCGCAACAACGGGATCCAGTCCGCAGGCAGCGACTCCGGCACCAGCACTACAGTCACCGCGACCGCCCTGACCGACACCACCAAGGCATGGCTGCTGAACGCGCATGCCGGGAAGACCGTGACGGCCGGTGCGGTCACCGCGCTAGTTATCAGCAACACCGCTACCGTGCTCACCCTGGGCGCGCTGCGGAATGGCAGTGCGTGGTCCGGCAGCGCGCCGTCATCCGGTGCGACCTACACGCTGCCCGCCGCGTCCGGCAACCGGCACGGGATCGACCTGAATGCAGGCACCAGTCATCTACTGGTCCGGGGCAACCGGATCCACGACAACCTGAATAACAGCACGGTCTATGGGTCAGCCCGGCGCCAGCTGTACGGGATCAACTGCTCCGCGACCGGCAGCCTGTCGGCCTGCCAGGTAGAGAATAACGACGTGCTGGGCAACCTGACCGGTACCTTTGCCTTCACCACTGCGCCATCCGGTGGCTTCTACGTGCGCTGGAACAACAACTACAACCCGCGTGGCATCATCACCGCACCGACCGTGCCTGCTACCAGCGTGGCGACGGCCAATAGCTACGGCGCCGACGCTACCGTGTTCATCACGGGCGGCACGGTGACCTCGATCCTGGTCAACAGCACGACCACCGGACTGACTTCCGGGGCGATACCGCTGGGGCCGAACGCGTCGATCACGATCAACTACTCTGCCGCGCCGACTTGGCAGTGGTACATCACCTGAGGGGAGGCCGGACGTGTGGGGATGGCTCGCGCACATAGCTGGTACGGACAACGTGTCTGGCTTCTGGTATTCGCTGTGGTCCGGCATTGTCGGCGACGTCGCTCTGTTCGGCGCGGCCTGGGCGGTCCTGCGCAAGCACAACTGCCACACCCGCTGGTGCTGGCGCTGGGCGCGACATGACGCTGGACCGTACCGGGTGTGCCGCAAACACCACCCGGCGCTGCCGGACCGGGCTCCGACCGCCCAGCAGGTAATCGCGGCGCATGCCGCCCTGACCGACTCACTGGTGATGGGAGACGGCCGATGAGCGCAATAGTGGACCTGGCGTCCGGACCCGTTGCTGTCGAGCTGGTAGGCCCGCATGGCTATATTCACGGCTGGATATTCGTGGGTGCGGACGTGACCCATAAGGATGGGTCCAAGGGCGTTGTCAAGAAGTACGACCCGAACACCCAGACCGCACACGTGGACTGGCACTCGGGGGTCCGGCAGGGCAAGGCCAGCAAGACCACCACCAAGGCATACCATCTGGTCAAGCCGGGCGCGGCCACGCCTGCGGAGCCCAGGTTTCCGACCGTTGGTGCTGGCAAGGTTAATCAGACAGTTAGTGCGGCCGACAGGAAAGCGGTACACGCGGCTAAGCTGCCCCCCGATCAGCAGATGCACTATCTCGACCTCCGGGTCTCCGGCAAGTCCCACCAGGAGGCGCTTAAGCAGGTCGCGCCTAAGGCGGCTACCGCACACGTTGAAAAGGCCAAGGTCAAGGCACCTAAGACGCCGGTAACTAAGGAGTCCGACCAGGAGTCTGTGCATAGGGTGCTAGCACAGGTGCGGACGGAAGGCCCTACTCGGTCACCAGGGCTAAAGGCTATTACCGCTAACAAGCTCAGGGGCACTCGAGTCAACGGACAGTACTTTCCAGGTAGCGGTTTGATCGCTGTTAATCCGGATATCATTCACGGTGCACGTGCGTCAGCGACGGGCACTATGGGTGGCCACTTTACCCCGCGAGAACATGCTCAGAGCAAGTTGCACAGCACGCTGACGCATGAGTTTGGGCACCACATCGACTTTTCGATGTCCCCCGCGCAACGTCAGGCCATGCATGCCGAGGTAGCCAAGTCACTGGGAATCCGCAACAGCAGCGTCACGACCCCCTTTACGGCCGAAGAGAAATCCGCGATCATCAACAAGGTCGGCATCTACGCGTCGGCAAACCGGCGTGAGCTGATTGCCGAGTTATACGCTGAGAGTAAGCTGGCCAGCCACCCACGACCGGCAGCACAGATCGTGGGCAAGCATGTAAAGGCGGCGTTCGGATGACCGACAAAGAGCCTACTCGTGCGGACCTAGCCGCGCTGCTGACTGAGCTGTTGCGGGCACCCCGGACGGCTGAGGTTAAAGCAGCTATCGCTAAGGTGCAGCAGCAGCTTAAGCGTACGCCGAAATGAGCGCCAAGACGGCAGGCTACAGCGCCACTCCCTTCATCCTCGGTCCCAAGCCGCTGTGGAACAAGCCGGGCTTCAAGCTGCCGGACTACATCGAGAACGTGGCCAAGGGCCTGATCGAGTCGGGACATGACCGGTCTGAGGCAATCCAGATCGCCATCGGGGTAATCAAGAACTGGGCGGCCGGTGGCGGCAAGGTGACCCCGGAAGTGCAGGCAGCCTCGGCCAAGGCGCTTGCCGAGTGGGAGAAGCTGAAGGCCGAGGCCGGTGGCGGGGGCAAGAAGTCGGAGCATGCCGGATCGGCCGGCAATTTTGTTGAGCTGAACGTGGTGGCCAGCCCGGCGGGTGAATCCAAATACAATCTGCCTATCGGGACTCCTTTGGGACAAAACGGGCAGCCTGCGACCGACCCCCGGATTGCCGCACTGTCAACCCCTGATCTGCAGAAGGTGGCCAGCCTGGCAGCTACGATGCCTGCATCTACGCCGGGTCTCGCGGCCGCCCAGCAGCAGATCTCAGCCGAGCTGGCCAACCGGGGCGTCCCGCTGTCCGGTCCGGGTACGTCCGGCGCACCGAAGTCGGTCACGTCGGCAGCGGCGACGGCAGCGAAGGCCGCCAGTGTCAAGCAGGCAGCCGCCACCAAAGCGGCTGTGGTCCAGGCCGCTGCGGCGAAAAAGGCTGCCGCTGCCCAGGCCGCCGCGGCCAAGAAGGCCGCCGCTGCTCAGGCTGCCGCGGCCAAGAAGGCTGCTGCGGTGAAGGCCGCAGCGGCGAGAAAGGCAGCGGCTGCAGCGAAGAAGGCCGCCACGCACAGGGCGTCCGTGGCCAAGAAGGCGTCCGGGCACAAGACCTCGGCCGCAAAGAAGTCGGCATCGAAGGCTAAAGCGGCGGCAAAGACCGCAGCGAAAGCTAATGCCTCAGCGTACGCATCGGACTACTCATCGTCACGAGTGTCGGTCGATCTAGTAGGGCCGCAGGGGTACGAGCATGGCGGCCGGAAGGTCAGCAATCCGCAGCTGCGTGACCGGTACGGCAACCCTGTTCACACACAGTATGGGAGAAGCTGATCATGGCAGATGCATTCGTCCCGGCGCCGTATCGCCGGGATGCCGACGAGAATGTCCAGTGCCCGGTATGCCAGAAGTACAACGACAACGATGCGCAGTATTGCGACCAGTGCGGCACCAAGCTGGCGGGACGCATGGATGTATCGATGACCCGCCGGTCTGGCCAGGTCATCGAGTTGGACAGCGTGCCTATGGGCTTGCGGGCGCAGGCCAGGTCCGATGCGGCAGACAAGGGGCAGGCGCTGCCGGGCGGCAGCTACCCGGTCCGTAACTTGGCGGAGCTCGACAAGGCCCGTCAGGCGTTCGGCCGCGCCAACCCGGCAGACCGGGGCACGCTCAAGGCGTTCCTGCTGAAGCGGGCCAAGGCCCTCGGAGCCAGCCAGGACGTCATCAACGCGATCCAGGCGTACAGCACCTGACCATTGCGCAGCACTTACCAAGGTGGTAAGCTTACGGTGTGATCAAGAGCGTGGACGACGACCAGTACGAGTCGGATTTGCAAGACGAGTACGACCGGGCCTACGGCCGCGCAGTCGACCAGGAGCTCGGCCGAGAGGATGACGGACAGTGAGCATGCAGACTAAGGACGTCGCGACCGCCCAGCAGCGAGTGCAGGACCAGATTGCCGATATGAGCCTGGAAGAGCTGCGCGACGCCTACTCCGAGCTGGCAGTCTGTATCCGGTTGTGGAGCACCAGCGACAGCGACGACATCCGCAACTCGGCCCTGGCGGAGCTGCTCTGGGCGGCCGGACTGGGGCTAGGCTGGTGACCGACCAGGAGGCAGACAGATTCGTCCGGGTAGCCGAGGAGGCCGCCGACGCACAGTTCTTGCCAGAACCCCCCGATGCCGTCGACACTGACTGGCGACTCGGCTGGGAGTAGGACCAGCTGACCAGAGGACCCCCGGGTACGCCCCTCATCCGGGGGTCCTCGCCTGCGCGTTTCTCTTCGTCTTACGCAGCGTTACCCCGTGATACTCTCGCCCTCACAGTCCCGATGTGACGGGGAGAGCTCCTATGTCCGAGTCTGGCGGTCAGCCGACCGTAACGGAAATCCTGACGCCGCACGATAGCGGCATGGCCGTCGAGTTGGCTAACGGTCTCTGGCGTAAGCAGATCCTGCCCGTGCGCAAGATTACTTACACCGACAGCAAGACCGGCGCCAAGCGCGCCATCAACTTCGACGCGGCCTACCTGAAGGACCTGCACAACTCGTTCCAGGCCCGGGCGTTCGATCAGGTCGCCGCGCAGCTGGCCAATAGCCGCAATGAGCACACCAACGATGTCCGGGACACTGGTGGCGAACTAGTGTCCACCGAACTGGCGGCCGACGGCCTGTACGGCATCTTCCGGATGAACGACGCCGGGGCCGCTGTGGTCCGGGCCAATCCCAAGGTGGGGGTCAGTGCCCGGATCATCGAGGGGCTGGACCGCTCGGACGGCAAGCGCTTCGACCGGGCCATGCAGCATGTGTTGCTGACCCTGGACCCCCAGATTCCCGGACTCGCTCCCTGGCAGGCGGCCGACAACGTAACGCTGTCCTCGGGGTCTCCGGACGTCACGATCGACCTGTCCAGCACCGACTACACGGAGGATGCCGTGACCGAACAGGATGAGGGACAGGTCTCCGTGTCCCTGAGCAAGGCCCAGCTGGACCGGCTTCAGCTTCTGCTGAACGACGACGACGCGGCGGCCAAGGCGCTTGCTGGCGTCGTGGAGGCGTCCGTTGTAGAGACCAAGACTGAGGACGACGGCGCCGAGGGTGATTCCTCGGTCGAGCTGGCCCGCAACGATGCCGCCATGGGCGAGCTTCGCGGCGAGGTTGAGCTCGCCAACAGCCGGGTGCTGGAGATGAGCCGTCAGATGGCCGCCCAGCAGCTCAACGCCGAAGTCGAGAAGCTGGCCATGGAGGGCCTGGCCCCCGCGCTCATCGAGGCGGCCAAGCCGCTGCTGGCTGCGCAGCCTGGCGCGGTGGAGCTGTCCAACGGGACCTCGCAGATCGATCTCGGCAAGGCGGTCCGGGACATCCTGAAGACCGTCGTCGATCTGGACCGGCAGGGCGTCGCGGTGGTGCAGCTGAATCGCGAGGATGGCTTTTTGCTGACCTCCGATGAGGCAGACCCGATCCGCCAGCAGCGCGAGACCAAATTGTCCGCCTGGTCCGAAGCGTACGGAAACTGACATGGCAAGTGGCGACGTTAAGTACCAAGCTACGGGTGCCAGTGTTGCTGATGCTGCTACTACGTATAGCAGCAGTAATAGTAGTGGGAACCCGGTGAGCAGCTCAGTGAGCCTGTCCGGCCCTAGCTCTGCTTTTGGGGATCAAGTTACTAGGGGCGACGCTTACTTGGTCGTCACCCTGACGGTCAGCGACAGTGTAGGTACGGCGTTGACCCCCGAACGGGTCAATGACTGGTTTAACTATCTTGGTCTTGATACTTCCAAGACCTACACCATTACGGTTACGGAGGATTGAGCAATGGCGGGAACTATTGCGGTTAGTAGGTTCGGCCCGGACTCGTTCCCCGTGTCGGCGAACGCTACTACCAACAGTCTGAACTACATCGACGGCGGGATTCTGGTGGTTGCAGATGCGGCGTCTGCCGGGACTGTGATCCCAGCCCCTGTCACGGGCACCACGGTTGCTGTGCTAGGCGTCAACCTTCAGCCTGCGGTTGGTCCGTCATACGTGACCAGCTCGATTCCGGGCTATGGAGGTAGTCAGCTGGACTACTCGGTCCCGGACAATGAGGCCGTTGTCGGGTGGCAGGGCACATTCAAGCTGACCTGGGACGGTCAAGGCACCTACGGGTTCGGTAAGCCGGTGTACACGAGTGCTGTTGTGGGTGGTCAGGCCAGTTTTACTACGACCACCACTATGGTGGGTATCTGTGTGGATCCCAACGCCCCGGTCTCTGGCGGTCAGGTCCTGGTCCGGTTCACTGGAAACGTCGCCTAATCCGAGTAAGCGGAAAGAAGGGTAGGTAGCGGCATGCCGCTTCAGTCCATTTACTCGGGTCAAGGTCCGAGGGTAACCGTCAACGATTTGATCGTTGACCCACTGCTCATTCAGCAGCGCTTTTTGCAGATGGCCGACCAGCAGTTCATCATGGAGGCCATCCTCCGGCAGCTGCCGTCCGCTCAGTCCGGCATCATCGGGTACCACGAATCGACCCCGTTGTTCCTGGACGATGACGCTGCAGTGGTCGGCGAGGGCGGCGAGATTCCGCTGGGCGTTGGCTCGGACGGCATCCCGAAGGCGACTCACACGATCAAGCTGGCCCGTGGTATCGAGATCACGCGGGAGATGCGGGACCGTAACCGGATCGACCTGGTGAACGTTCGGATGAACCAGGTTCGCAATACCATGGTTCGGACCTGGGAAAACCGGCTGTTCTCGGCCCTCAGCGGAGCCACTACCGGTTCAGTCACGGCGGCCTCGCCGTGGCAGACCAGCACCACGATCCGCCAGGACATCATGGGCGCGATCCAGAACGTGACCGAAGCCAAGCTGTCGCAGGGTAATAACAATACTCAGAACTTCCTGGGCTTCATTCCGGACATCATGGTCATCAGCACCAAGACCCAGTACGACATGATCGGCAACGGCGACTTCGGCCAGCTGTACCTGGGCGGCGACATTGCCGAAAAGAACCCCCAGTACACCGGTCAGCTTGAGCGCACCGTGCAGAGCATGACCGTGCTGATCAGCCGGTTCATGCCGCAGAACCAGGTATGGCTGATGGAGTCCAAGACCGTGGGTGGCTTCAGCGATGAGCGCCCGCTGGGCGTTACCCCGCTGTACGCCGACCAGCCCCGTGAGGTCTGGAGGGCCGACGTGGTGCGCCGGACCGGCATCGCGATCGACCAGCCGCTGTCGGCCTGCGTCATCAACGGCGTGTGACAGAGAGGAGTCACGAGATGGCTACTGCAACGAAGTCGGCCCTGCGGTTCCGGCTGCTGGATGACCGGACTTGCATCCGGTACCAGGACCCCAAGATGCCGATCGGCCAGGGCTACGTGCGCTGGTACCGGCGGGGCGACGAGGTTGACTTCGATGGTGCCCTGGGCTACGACCCGGAGCAGATTGAGCGCCTCATCGCGATGGGCTGCCTGGGGCAGCTCACGGATCCGGTAGTGGCCAGGCAGGCCGCCGAGTTGCCAGACACCCCGGATGTGCTGGGCAACCCGTTCGCTGTCGAGCACGCCGACGAGCAGTAAGGGAGGGACGTCGTGACTACGCCATACTGCATGCTGGACGATGTGCGCACCATTCTTGCGCGCAACGCCGGCTCGCAGATCGCTACCGCGGCGTCTCTCTCGGATGAACAGCTCACCGATGCGATCAGCGAGGCGTCCGACCAGATCGACGCGTCGATCGGCTACACCTACCCGACCCCGTTCCAGGTGCCGTTCCCGGTCCAGATCACTCACCTGGCCAGGGACATCGCGGCCTATCTGGCCTATCTGAACTACCGCCAGTTCAAGGATCTCAACAGCGCGCTGGATCCGATCTATCTCCGGTATCAGCGGGCCGTACAGGCCATTGAGGACCTCCGGGTCGGCAAGAGCAAGCTCGTCGACTGGCCGCCACCGGGCGACACCGTAGACCAGGAGAACCCCGAAGGCGGCACTGTCCTGACACCGATCGTGGCCGGTGGCGTGCTGTTCTCACCGTTCGACTTTGACGGCCGTCAAGCGCCACGCCTCGACCCGTTCGGCGTGACGGGCACCGGTGGCGGCAGTTATGGAGTACCCGGACTGTGGGGACAGGACCCGCCGGGCTGGTAACGCAACTCGAAAGCAGGCGTCATGGCTCTTTATACCGCTACGCAAACCAGGGACCTCACCCCATCCACCACGCCGGGGCCGTTCACGGCCGCCGGGAACAGCGTCAACCTCAACACGGTCACGGTGTCGGAAGGCCTGCTCGTCGTCACGGTGAGCGTGTTCACCGGCACGTCGATCACCTTCGGGATCGACTACCTGGACAGCGCGGGCAACCTGATCGCTGCGCAGGTGACCCCGCTGACCGCCATCACCACGACCGGCACCTACTACCTGCCGTTCGGCAAGTCAGCTGCCAGCAACCCGAAGATGCTGCCCCCGAACGTCCGGGTCAGCTGGACCGTCAGTGCGGTCACCGCGTGCACGGCGGTAGTCCGGGTTTACGGCCGCTGAGATGAGCGCCCAGACGGTCAACCCGAAGCCAGCAGCGGTGACGCTGTACGCCAGCAAGGCGCTGGTGGTCGGTGTCGGGGCGCCTGCCTTCACAAGCCCGGACATTGATGCCAGCCAGGCGTCTCAGCTGATGCTGTGCGTGTCGTCGTCGGTGCAGGTTGGCTCGCCGTCGCTACAGTGGTACCTGTACGGCAAGGATCCTAACGGGCACTACGCGGTGCTCAACTCGGGCACTACCGCGATGATCGCACCGGCTACCGTGTGGTACCCCGTCGTGACGACTGGCCTGATTCTGCCTGCTACGGTGCAGCTGCAAGCGGTCAATTCAGTGGCGTCGAGCGGGCTTACGGTCGACGTGGCGCTGGTGGGCCGGTGAGCCATGGCCAGCACCTTCGGTGACCGCATCGACATTCTCAAGCAGCGTGCCGGGTACGGCAAGCTGGAGATGAAGATCCACATCGACCAGGTGTATGCCCATTTCCAGCACGAGTCGCTTGACCTGCACCATCCCCGCGGAGGGCAGGCCAAGTACCTGGAGGCCCCGCTCTACGCCAAGGCTGACGACATGTTTCAGCGCATGGCCGACGAGCTGCTCAACGAGGAGTCGGCGCTGCCGGAAGCGGCCATCGACGGCCTCAAGAGCCTGATGGACGACGTGAAAGAGGCGACCCCTCGGTTGTGGGGCAACCTCCAGAACAGCCAGCACGGCACGGTGACGGACGACGGCGCCGTCATTTACGACCACCCGGCCGAGGTCCCCCGGCTGTCCGAAGAGGAGCTCAAGCTGTTGTCCGACCTGATTACAACCCCGCGCGAGCGGGCCATCTTCAAGGCATGGTGGCGCAAGAAGCGAGGTGGACTGTGATCAATCCGACGCTCATGCTGGAGTGGCTGGAAGGCCAGCTCGTTGACGTGCTCGCCCAAGAGGGGATGCCCGACTGGGGTGGCTGGTACCTCGGCCCTGATCTGCCTGATCTCGAATTCCCGGAGACGCTCGGCATTTATACACCGACCGCTGGTGCGGGCGAGGAGGCAGAGGGCATCGTGCAGCTGCCTGGCTTCCAGCTGCGTATCCGGGGCATCTACGAGCAGACCGCTCAGCTGCTCACGTTGGCCGACGCGATCGACCGGGCGTTGATGTTCACCGCGGCGGGCGCCCTCTGGGGTACGCAGATTATCTCGGTCGAACGCACCGGCGGAATGTTCGCACCGCTGGTAGATGACCCCCGAAACAAACGAGTGTCCGTAGTCTGTACTTACATTGTCCGCGACGTGATTCAGGTAGGGAGCTGACCCGATGGCAGACACCGAACCGGTGCCGATGCAGGCTGGTAAGGACGACGCTCTGGACGGGACGCCCGGACCGGTAGTGCTGCCTGCCAACGTGCCGGGCACACTTCGTGTGGCCACCACGGACGCCATGTACCGGCTGGCTGATGGCAACAACGGAAAAGACTTCCCGACGATCACGTCGGAAGGGACGGAGCTGACGCGAGAACAAGCCGATCTCGCATTCGCGGCTGCCGAAATCACAGCCAGGACCAATCCTGGCCTGGCACTTAAGGAGCTGTGAACCCGATGTCCTTCACCCCGACTTACACGCGGACCAACGTCAACGTTGGTCAGGCGCAGATGTACCTTCAGACCTACAGTTCGAGCGCGCCTGCTGCGCTACCCGCCAATTCGGTGGCGTTCAATACCCCGGCATCGTGGACCGCGCTGAGCTGGATCCCGATCGGTGCGACCGACTCGGGTGTGACCTTCAGCTTCCAGCGCAAGGTCTCTGACATCATGGTTGAGGAGCAGCAGACCCCGGTCCAGGAGCTGTCGGACAGCACCGATGTCCACATTGAGGTCACCTTGGCCGAGGACACGCTTCAGCAGGCGCTGTGGGCCATGGGTGGCGGCACGCTCACCCCGTCCGGCGGCTTCGTTACTCTTCAGGTGGCGTCCGATCTCCAGCAGTATTCGGTGGCGTTCGAGGCTGCCAATCAGTTTGGTTACTTCCGCCGGTACCTTCTCCAGCCCTGCACGTCGGTCGGGACGGCCAAGGTTGCCTACCGCCGCGCCAAGGACAAGAGGATGTGGATCACGCAGTTCACCTACCTGGACAAGCTGGAGAACATGCAGGTTGTCGAACGCCAGAGCTGATCGAGTCCCCTAGAAAGGAATGCCGACATGGGGTTTGATGCTGCTGAGGCCACTCCCGATCTCGATTGGGATTTCAGCAAGTACGGGGCCGGTTCGGGAGTGACTCCCGAACCGTCCGAAGTGCAGATCAACCGATTCACCCGGCAGCTGCAAGAAGTGACGCAGACGCCGGACCGGCTCAAGGCTGCGACCAGTACCCGGACCACCAGCACCCGGGCCAAGAAGTACAACCTGCAGGCCGCGCTGGACGTCATCCGGAACGTGGATGGCGGCGACGACGACGCGATTGCGCTGTCGCACGAGCTGTCCGTCGTGATCGCGGCGGTGTGCAGCGACAGCCCGACCGCCAGTCAGATTGACAAGCTGCCGTTCCGGGTGCGGATGGCCTACTTCGGGTGGGTCGTCGGCCAGTTCACCGACCCAAAAGCCTGGATGCCCGCTACGAGCTCCTCGGTTCCGATGCTCAACGGAGCGTCTGGTATTGGGCGCGTCGCAGGCTGAACATCTCGATCATCGAGTGGGAGGGACTGCCCTGGTGGCAGCAGCGGGTCTACTACGAGGGGATGGTAGAGGAAGTCGAGGCGGCCAGCTCCGCCGCTCAGGGGGGCCGTCCGGATGAGACGTACACGGCCGACGAGTTCGACTGGGGAAGCCAGGGTGTGACTCCGCAGAAAGGGTGAGGGATGGCTTTCAACGCAGGCGATATCGAGGCCACTCTCACCCTTGACCGGACGCCGTTCCAGGACGGGCTGGACCGGGCCAAGGAGGAAGCCGATAGCTTCTCCAGTCGCGACTTCCGCGCCACCCTCTCTGCCGATAACGACCCGTTCACCGAATCGCTGCGATTCGCCCAGGACCGGGGCGCGGAGTTCGGCGACGAGCACTACCAGGCATCGCTAGCCGGTGACAACGACCCGTTCATTGAGTCGCTGCGGTTCGCTGAGGCCCGCGCGGACGAGTGGGCGGCGTCGCACTACACGGCGACGCTGGACGCCAAGACCGATACCTCGCAGGCCAAAGAGGGCCTGACCGAGCTGGAGACTGCCTCCAAGGACACGGCCGACAAGATCGCCAAGGACATGGGTCAGTCCGGCGGCATGGGCGGCAGTCTGCTGGTGAGCGCGATCGTCGCGGCCATTCCGCTAGCCACCGGGGTCATCACGGCGGGACTCGGGGCCATCTTCATCGGCATCGCTGCCTGGGCTGATCACTCAGTCCAAAGTGTACACAGCTCGTTCGTCCAGCTGGAGAACGACGCACTGTCGGTGGCCCACAACGCCGCCGCGTCGCTGAGCGGCCCGCTCACCCAGTCAATCCAGAGCCTGGACTCCAACCTGGTCAACCTCGGCCCCACCTTCGCGACGGCGTTCCGGCTGGCGCAGCCGGACGTCATGCAGCTGACCTACGGCATCGAGGGCCTGATCAACAACACGATGCCGGGTATCAACAACGAGTTGCGGCAATCCGAGCAGGTAATGGCCGCGTTCGGATCGTTTCTGTCCAGCACCGGGTCCGGGCTGTCCGGTTTCTTCACCGTGCTGTCGCAGGGCGCCACCGCACAAGCCACGTCGATGCGCTCCTGGGGCGCGATCGTCCAGACGATCCTGCCGGACGTCGCTACTCTGGCCAATGACCTGACGCAGCTGTGGGCGCAGAACGCTGGCCCGATCGTCCAGCTCTTCACCAGCCTCGGATCGACCATTACGCAGCTGGCATCCGGCGCCATGCCTGCCATCAACAGCGAGCTATCCGGCCTGGTGGGCGCGGCGAACCTGGTCCTGGGCGTACTGAAGCCGCTGGATGGGGTGATCGGTACCGGGATCGGGCTGTGGGCCGATTATGCTACCTCCCTGAAGCTGGCCAACCTGGTATTGCCCAGTCTCGGCAAGGGCGTCTCGGCATTGTCCGGTCCGGTCGGGGGCCTGACCAGCGCGCTGGGCGGCTCGGATGCGCAGGCCAGTAAGGTGTCCAAGAGCATCTCGAGTATCGGTACGTCGATGGCCGCTGCCGGACCATACGTCGCGGTTGGGGCGACCGTGATCGAGGGCAGCCTCAACCTGATCCAGGACCAAGCCGACAAGACCTACGGCTCGATCAGCCAGCTACAGCAAGGATTCCTGGCGGGTGGCCAGGATGCGGTCAAGGCACAGCAGGGCATTGACAACGCCTCGGCCTCGCTGGACAAGGCCAACAACTCGGTAATGGGCAATATCGTCAACTGGGGTAGCTGGCTGTTCCCGATCGCCGGAGTGACCAACCTGCTGGCCAAGGGCACCATCCCCACGATGTCTGACGTCACCAACGGGCTGTCGTCGGTACAGAAGGCGCAGGCGCTCTACAACCAAGCCGTCGTGCAGTTCGGGTCCAACAGCCAGCAGGCCATCACCGCGTCGGCCAACTACGCACAGGCGCAGAAGACAGCCGCACAGGCCACGCAGAACACAGCCGCCGCTACCGGGCTGATGGCCACCAACTCCGCTACCGGGACCAGCGGCGTCATCGCGTTCTCCGGGGCGACGGCCAACTTGATCACCAACCTGACCGCGCTGGGCGCGACTACGGCCACCGACTCGTCCCGGATCCAGGCACTGACCGCCATCATCGAGGGCATCGTCAACCCGACCGGCGACGCAGCTGCGGCGCTGCTGGCCATCGGGTCGGCCGTCGACGGGGTGACCACAGCACTGTCGAGCGCGACCGGACCGCTGGAGGACAGCAACGGCAAGTTCGATGCGCTGGGCAAGCGCGGCAATGCCACGGCCAAGGCGGTGGAGACGGCCGGTACCGCCATGGCCACCTACGTATCGCAGGCCGAGGCCGCCGGAATCCCCACGTCGGAGATGACCGGGCATCTGACCGACATGTACAACACGCTGGAAAAGAGCCTGCTGCCCGCGTTCAAGGGCAACAAAGCAGCGGTCGACGACTACCTTAGCCAGCTGGGCGTCGCGCCCCCAACGACGATGCTGCAAGCCAGCAACACGCAGGCGGCCGAGATCAGCGCGGCGTTCGATCTGCTCAAGGGCAAGATCGACGCGGTGCCGAACAATAAGCAGGTCATCGTCACCGCACTGTCCACACAGGCGCAACAGCAGCTGACCGAGCTCGGCCTGACCGTCACCAAGCTGCCCAACGGCGAGATCGAAATTACCGCGAACAACGCCTCCGCCATGGCGTCGCTACAGCAGATGATCAGCACCACCAATGGATCGATCGGCACGACGCACATCTACGCCGAAGACAAGAAGGCGATGGATGTGTTGCAGGCCGCCATGGGCGCCGTCAATAGTGCCTTCGGTACCTCATCGATCCGGGCTAACTCCGGGCTTGCAACGAGCTCGTTGCAAAGCCTGATGAACACGATCAATAATTCTTTTGCCGCCACCAAAATCGGTGCCGACACCGGGTCGGCTAGTGCGTCGGTAGGCGGCTTCGTCAACCGGGTTAACAACACGACGGCTACGGTCCGGGTGCAGGCACAGGTGGTCCAGACGGCGACGTCGATCCTGGGGTCGATCTTCGGTCACGCCCAGGGCGGCTCGATTGTCGGTCACGCCCTAGGTGGCTCGGTCGTCGGCCGTCCGGGCTACGCCGATGGCGGCACGACCCCTACCGTGGTGGGAGAGAACGGGCCGGAGCTGATCTGGCCGTCGTACCAGTCATTCGTCACGACGTCCGCCCAGTCTTCCGCCATTGCCAGCCAGGCAGCCTCAGCGTTTGGTGGCGGCAACGAAGGTCCAGTTAGCTTGTCCGCCACTACCGTGAACCAGCTGGCGCAGGCATTCGCCCAGTCGGTAGCGCAGGCCATTGCCGGATCGCAATTGAACGTCGACGGTTCCGGGGTTGCTACGCTGGTAAACAACCGCAATTACCACAACTCCAGGAGGTAAGCCGTGGCGCTCAACCGGTACCGGTTTTACCTCGGTCCACTGGGGTCGGTGGCCGCGCTGCCTGCGTTCACGAAGCCAGGCGCGATCACCATCGGCGGCCCGTCGATCACCAGCCCGGCGGCTACTCCCGTGATGCTGGGGGTGCAGCACACTAGCCTGTCCGGCCGTCAGACCTATGATCGATTTGCTACCAAGAGATCTTGGCAGTTCCAGTGGGGCTACCTGCATGAATCGGACATGGCTCAGCTGGAGGCGTGCTATCGGATCTTCCAGTCGTCCAGCTCGATCTATCTGCTGGACGCCCGGCGCAAGAACGCACTGTCCTACCAGGTCTCGTCCGGCGGCTCGGAATGGCAGAGCACTGCCGGGTTCACCGCGTCTGCTGGCACCCTGGCCTGGTCCAGCGCGCTAACGATCCACTCCGACGTCAGCGGCCTGATCCCCGGTGGCCAGGTCTGGACCCCTACGGCGTCCGGACAGACCCTGCTGTCGGGCCTGGTGCCGGTGGTTGCGGGCAGCTACTACACGCTGTCCGTGTACGCCTCGGGGTCCGGCACAGCGTCGCTGATCGTGGTGCCCTACAACGCGGCAGGCGGCGCCCTGACCGCTACCACCGGTACCGCGGTCACCCTGTCCAGCACACCGGCCCGGTACTCCCTGCCGGTGTACTACCCGATCTCCGGTGCGGCCTCGCTATTGGTCGGGCTCCAGTCGCTGAGCGCGGGCACCACCAACACCTACGGCTGGCAGCTGGAGATGGATCAGGCCATGTCGGCCTTCTCGTTCGGCAACGGCTTCCCGCAGGTGATCATTCCGACGATGACGATCCAGTACCCCCGGTACGGCAAGGTCGACGGCGCCCGGCTGGCTGTGGCCATGACAGCGATGGAGGTCTGATGCAGTACGCCGGGAACACGGCCCTCGCTGCCGCGCTCGCACCAGGACAGGTCCGGGACATCAGCGTCACGGTCCAGTTCGACTGGAATGGCAACGGCCTGTTCAATCATGCCTACTCGGACCTGTCGGTGCTGGTGTCCTCGGTCCAGATCCAGGAGCAGCTACAGGGCGACATCCCGCAAGATGTACTGCTGATCGAGGGCTACGCCACGGCGCAGCTGATGGTCACGCTGGAAGGGTCCATCCCGCTGATCTCGCCGACCGCAGCGCAGACCGCAGCGTTCGGTGCCAACGTCCAGGCGACGCAGCTGTTCGGCGGCTACAATGTCCAGTCGCCGTTGTACGCGCTGCAATGGGAGGGCGTCCGGGCGCGGTACTTCGTCAACGTGCCGACATCGGCCGGACCGGTGCAGATTCAGCAGTTCTTTGGCCAGGTCGCCTCGGTCACCGTGAACCGGGCTGCCGACACGGTGCAGATCGAGTGCCTGGACTTGTCCTCATTCTTGCAAGCTGGCGTGATCTTCCCGGTCTGGTCCACCGATGGTAACGCCCTGGCGGCCGAGCAGGGCGTCGGCCAGGACCCGGTGCTGCTCAACTCGGCCTGGTGCATCGACTACATCTGCCGCGCCAATTCGTTCTATAATGGACCGCCTGCCGTCGGCACCACGGGCACCAACCCGACCAACTCCACCTGCGGCGTGCACTGGACGATGGCCGGTAGCGCCGTCGCCAACGTCGGCACCACGGTCTGGAACTCGATCGAGTGGGTCACGGCACCGACTGGGGCCTATTTCGACCAGAGCAAGATGTGGACCCAAGGCCAGTACGGGCTGTGCTTCGATGGCACGTCCGGCGTGGATATCCAGACCTTTGCCGATAGCGCTATCCCACTCCAGGTTGATTCCGCCTACTCGACCTTGCCCGCGATTGGCTGCGGGCTGTGGGTGTACATACCGAATAACTACGTTGTGGGACCTCATGCGACCGTTACTATCAACCTGGATAGGAGTGCAGGCCCGTCATTCTATCTCCAGCTGGTATTCGATACCGCGTCCGGAGGCTACAGCCCGGTGCACGCGCACCTGGTGGGCACCGGCTTCGCCGCCAGCAGCAGCCTGCACAGCATCACCACCGGCGCTTGGCACTACGTGGGTGTCGCGGTTCTGTTCGGCGCCTCGGCAGTTACCTGTATGTGGAACTTCGACGGTACCGAGGTATCGGACAGCATCGGGTCCGGTGCTTACCCGTCCGTGGGTACCAAGTACATCAACGGATTCACGTCGCTCATCCCGGACGGCTTGAAGGTCCAGCATGTGCAGGTCTGGTACAACCAGTACATCGGGGTCGGCGCGGGTGCGCAGCCATGGCCGAGGCTTCCCAATACCAACTACGGGGTTAGCGACATCACGCTGGGCAATAACTGGCTGTACTTCCTGCCGGACGTGAACCAGGCCAACTCGTGGACTACCTTGCAGCAGATCGTGAATACCGAACTCGGAGTGATCTACGCGACCGAGACCGGCACGATCACCTTCCGCAGCCGGACCCAGATCCAGGCCGGGTATCAGTCCGGCGCCAGCGTTGGCACCCTGACCGTCGACAACCTGCTGGATCTGTCCTACGTGTCCAACTGGGACGGCATCAGGAACATCATCAACTACACCACGCAGGCAGGCAGCAACGGTGGTGCGGCACAGGGTACCTACGAGCCTGCGATCGCGTGGTCCAGTCCCAGCGCGACCCTGTTCCCGGTGCTGGCCAACTCGACCTACACCTGGCAGATCCCGCTGAGCCAGACTCTTGTGGAGGTCAGCACCTTCACGCTGTCGGCTGCGATCGTGGGTGTTACCTGGCCGCCGAACACCCAGGGCATCGTCAACGGGTACACGGTCTGCAATGCGAATACCGGGGCGCAGATTACCTCGGGTGTCACGGTCGTGATCCAGGCCGGGCGCAACGGCCGTTACTTCACCATGTCGGTCACCAACACCAATTCGGTGCCGGTGCTGCTGGGCTACGTGACGTCGGCACCCGGTACGGCAACGCCCTGCCTGCTGGTGCCGGGCTGGCCGCTGGTGCTGAACACGGCCGTGGCGAACACCTTGTCGGATAACCAGTCCAAGGCCAGCTACGGATGGCGCTCGCTGGACCTGGTGCCCAGCGCCTGGGCGCAGCATACCGGGGCGATCGGGTACGTGGCCAAGAGCGTGCTGGCGGACTTGCGGGCGCCGGTGCCGCAGTTGCAGAACGTGCCGATCGTGGGCGACCCCCGGATCCAGCTCGGGGACGTCTGGACGCTGCAGGACTCGCAGTACACCGGCACCACGCTGATCGCCGCCGTATCCGGGATGGTCCGGGCCTGGGACAAGAGCAACGGGCTCAAGGACACTCTGACCATGCGGATCCGCAATCTGCCCGGCGGCTGGATGCTGGGCACTGCCGACAAATCGATCATGGGCGGTACGCACCCGACCACGATCCTGGTGAAGTGAGGATGCCGCCATGGCGCTGCCCGATGGGATGACGAACTGGTCCGGCGTCACGCTGCCGTACAACGTGCAGACGACGGATCTCCAGCCCTATACGGACAACATCAACTACCTCGCCACCGGGCTCGGGTCCTATGGCCTGTACACCGGCACAAGCACATCGCTAACCACGTCAGCGTCATGGAACGCAATCCCATTCGCGACCACCGTAACGGCAAGTAACGGAATTACTGTGGGTGGGTCGGGCACGTCGTTCACACTCGCTACTGGGGTATGGACGGTAGGTATGGGTGCGCTATCTGGATCAGGGGCGCTGACCGGAGGCATCACTTCGTCGAACACCGATCCGGATCATGTAGGGGCAGCTAGCGTGCTCGCCTACGGTGGCGGCGCACTGACAGCTGGCGTCTCGGCAGTGGCACTCAATATCCAAGTACTTTCTTCTGGATCTACGGTGCTGTACTTCTGGATCTACTCTTCGACGGCGCAGAGCCTGACCACCACCAAGATGCTGCCGCACGTAACGTTCTACCGGAATCCCAATTAAAAGGAGCTCGACGATGGCCGACCCTACTCCGATTGCCGCAGTGCCCGTTACCTATTGGGTGCTGTGGGACGGCACGAACAGCCCGGCATGGACTACGTTCTTTCAGACTATAGTAGCTTTTGGTTCTGCCCCTACAGTGACATACGACTCGGGGTCTGTGATTCTGTCATGGGCGGATCACCCGGATAACAGTGTGACGTACTATTCCAATACGGCATTTAGGATTGTTACTGGAACCGGTATTCCGCAAGCCGGTCCCAACCCGTTGACTATGACGGAAGCGCAGGCTCGTCTGAACTACTCGCCTGCCGCTCCCTGGCCAGCCTAGTAGAAAGCCTTCAATCGGCTACGGGGTGTTACCATATGAGTCACAGGGGCGACAGGAAGGGAGGCGTCATGGCTCGTCTACCGAGGCATGTCGCTGAACCTATCGCGCACGCGGGAATGCTGATTCTGATCTTGACTGCCATCGGCGTCACGCTGATCGTGCAGCCTGATCGATACAGTAACACTCCGTCTTATGCTAATCTACTGAACGTCCTGCCCGCCTGGGGGTGGGGTATCGCCTACAGCGCGGTTGCCGTGCTGCATGGATGCGAGCTCTGGTTCCGAAAGCAACTGCTGACCACGATCACGCACACGATAGGGATCATCCTCGTCACGGCATGGCTGGCGGCATTCGTCGTCCGGTACATCACCGATGACGGAACCACCATCGTGAATGTCGCGTCCTGGTCGGCCTATCTCTACCTGGAACTGAGATCGCTGCGTGTGGCGTCGATCGCTCGCCGAGGAGGGACGCACGCATGAGTCCGACCGACCTGACCGCCATCCTTGCCGGGGTCACCGCGCTGATCGGGTCGATCGCGATTCCGCTGTGGCTGGCCAGGCGCAAGGAGCGGGGCGACTTGGACATGGCCGACGTGACAAGCTGGCAGGGATTGAACTCGGCCCTGCGCGGGCAGCTCGACGAGACCGAGCAGCGCTACCGCACGCAGATCGCCGACATCCGGACCGAGTACAACGCCCAGCTCAAGTCCGCGCGGGACCGGATCTCAGAGCTGGAACAGGAAGTCCGGACCTTGCAGCGCCTGATCAGTCCGGGACGCAGTCAATGACCGAGAACATCCTGTCGCTGCTGTTCCTGGCCGTCTCGCTGCTGTCGGTGGTCACCCAAGGCCGCGCCTTCGTCCGGGCCTACCACCTCGCCGGACCGATCCGGGACCGCACAGTCCGGACTATTGGCTGCCGCCTGATCGCGGCCGCTGTCTATGTTGGTCTCGGCACTATGACCCTGATCGCGCGGGACGATTTCCCGGTGGTCAGTCTGGCCGTCTTCACCGCAGTCCAGCTACTTTGGCAGGCAAACAGTATCCTGGATTTGCGCGCCCCAAAAGCTGCCGACGTTGAGAGGGTGATCTCGCGCAATGAGACTAATGTACGACGCGGTACCGGGCCTGGCCGGCAACATTCCGGCTAACGCTCAGCTCGTCGCCGGGTATATCGATTCCGTCCACTACACCTGGTCTGCAGCCAACTGGGCACGGTTCCCGGCCGCCGTCAAGGTGCAGATCAGCACGACCGGCACCAACGCCGGTCAGGTGTGCGACTGCGAGACCGGCGACCTGACGGCCGCACAGGCCGTCTCGTGGGTGAAGACGCGTCGGGCTTCCGGTGCCGATCCGACCGTCTACTGCAGCGCGAGCTCATGGCCTGGAGTGCAAGCCGCGTTCAGTTCGGCGGGGGTAGCACAGCCGCACTACTGGATCGCGCATTACGACGGGGTGCAGTCCCTGCCGACGCTCAACGGCATCACCGCCGTGGCCAAGCAGTACGCCGACCCTGGCCCGTATGACCTCAGCATCGTCGCCGACAGCTGGCCCGGTGTCGACTCACAGGAGGTACCCGAAGTGGAGCTCAGCGACCGGATGACCAACTACCAGGGCCAGCCTGCAACCGACAAGAACGGCAACGCCGTGTCGGTCGGGCAGACCCTGTGGGGCAACAACGACGCGGGCTGGCAGAGCGTGGCGCTGCTGGCGGCACTGACCAAGGCACTGGCCGCCCTGGCCACCACGGTGGGCAGCATCGCCGCTCAGGTGGGTGCGGAGAAGACCGACCTGGACAACGCCGTCGCCACCCTGACGGCTGTGCAGACCGCGATCGCCGCGCTGCCCACCAGCGCGCTGTCCGGTTCGTTCACCATCTCCGGGACGGGAGAGGTGAAGTGACGGGGCCGGCCACCGGTGAGCCCGGCAACCCCTGGACCGAGATTAGCCCGGTTCCCCCTGTGGTCACGCCTGCGGCTCCGGTCAGCTCGTCCCGGATCGAACCCAAGGTGACGGCCGCGACGGCTGGTACGGTGCTCTCGGCCGCCGTTGTGTGGGTGCTGACGACGTACGTGTTCCGGGGGGCGCTCCCCGCGCCTGTTGAGGGAGTGGTGGATGTCCTCGTGCCGGGTGCCGTGGCATTCGTATCCGGATGGCTTGCCAAGCATGCGACCCGATAAGGAGACGACCATGACGGACCTGACGAGCCTCAGCCAGCTGCACGCGCTGATCGACCAGGCCACGGCCAAGGTGGAAGAGGTCGGCGGCGACGCGGCCACGCACATCCGCAACCTGCTGGCGGATATCAAGACGCACGTGACGTCGCTGCTGGGCGAGGCCAAGACCGACGCGGCTGAGGTAACGACGGAGGCGGAGACTGCCGCGGTGACCGTAGCGCAGGACGCGGAGAAGCCTGCCGAGACGCACGCCGCGCCGTAGCCATGACCCGTGCCGAGATACCCCAGGATGATCTGACCCGGCTGTCCGCGATGGTGCATGCCGTGGCTGATCTGTGCCGGTCAGTAAGCGAGGCACACGGCACGCACGTGCGGGTTGACGCTGTGCTCAGCGCGATGAACCGCGCGGGCCGTGTGCCTGGGATGCGCAGCAGCGCCGAGAGTCGGCACTCGGCATAGCAGCCGCGCATCTGGCATCCGCCCGGACCGCCCGTTCCCGACTCCCCCTGGTCCGGGCGGATGTGTCTACAGCAGCTCGGCCAGAGCGTCGATGCGTGCCTGGAACTCGGCCGCGTAGGTGCCCTGCTGGCGAGCGGTGATCTGGTCGGCCACCGGCCATGCCAGAGCCGATTCAATGCGCACCATAAGGTCAGTGCCGGGTGTCCGGGTCCCGGTCCGGAACCGTGATACGGACACAAAGGACGTTCCGATCAGGCTGGCTATCTGGTCGTTGGTGATACGGTGTCGGCTTTCCATGGGCGTAGTCTACCATTCTGGTAAGATGCGGTGTATGCCGAGATCAGTAGGAATACCCGCGCCCGCCGTGGCCGACCCGGCCGAGACCGACGACTACGACGCGTCGAGTGATGTCGACGCTGACGACGGCCAGGACTGGGACGAGCTGCCAGTGATGCCCGAACCCACAGCCGAGCCGGTCGCTGACTACGTACTGGATCCCGTTATCTGTGTGTGCTGTGGCCGTCCTGCCGACAGCCCGTACCTCAGCGATGGTCATGACGCCGCACTCATCCAGGAGCTCCGGTCGGCCTACCAGGCCGCTGAAACGCTGTCCGTCATGCTGGATGACGGATCCATCATCGAGTGCGGCGCGATATCGCTTGCCGCTCGCGTGCTGCCCATGGCCGCTCTTGCGGAAATCCGGCGGCCTGGCGTCCGTCTGGGGACGATCGTCCGGTTCCGGGATGAGCCCGGCGGACAGGTACTGCTCGGCCGGGTCAGCGACGTGGACAGCACCGGTTCCGTGACCGCGGTGAGCTTCTACCGGGGCACAGCACCCGCCACCCTGGCGGATCCTCAGCTCGTGCGGTGAAGCGCGGCGGCTAGCGTCGCCACGGCGGCCGCCACCGGCAGGAGCACCATCAGGCAGCCCCCGCTCTTGCGCTTGGCGTTCCAGTCCTTGTCGGCCGCATGATTGCCGAACGCCTTTTTGACGGCGTCTCTATTGTCGTCGTCCCGGCTCATGGTGCGACCCTTCCTGTGGTGATCAGATGGTTGGCTGTGTGCAGTGCCCAGCGGGCAGTACGGCCACGGCCGATGGCGACGAGCAGGAGCACCAGCAGCATCAGCGCCCAGGCGCAGGCTGCCAGCACCGCAACGACGAGCAGGAGCGCAGCGGCGATGATCGTCCACGCCACCAACGACAGGCTTGGCCATACCGGCCGCCGGACCCGGCGCCGGGGGACCCAGTAGAACGGACCGGGCAGCGGGATTGCCATCCGGACAGGCATGATCAGGCAGCTTTCTCTACCGGTTGATAGACGACGTAGGGGACCTCAACGCCGGGCTGGCGCTTCAGCGTGTCGTTGGACAAGACCTGGATCGCCAGCGGTGCCTTGAAGGCGGCGTCGCGGCCGAGGGCTATCGGGCCGAGCTCTAGCGCGGTGACCCGGCTGGTCTTGTCGCCGAACGTCACGGCTACCGAGAAGTACCCCGGACGGTAGAACGTCCACTGATTGTGCTCCGCATCGGGAGCCAGTCGCCATCCATGCTCGGTAGCAGCCTCGAAGATCAGGTTCTGCCAATCGGGAGTGGTGCTCATTCCGATGTCAGTCTGTGATTGTAGACAACGTTCCAGTAGTCGGAAGGGACGTCGCTGATGTCGCACCGGCCGAACTTGTCGATGCACTCGGAGACGATGCCGTCCACGTCGTGCTCATCGGACCATCCGTCCAGCGTCTCAAGTACCTGACGCTTGATATCGTGAGCGGTGATAGTCATGATCAACTCTCCTTTGATGGAGTCCAGTGGTGCTGTCTCTTACTGTACCCTCTTGTCGCTTGGTGGCAGGACACAAAAAGATAACGACACCGGGGGTCTAAGTGGACACCCCAGCGCCGCTACCGTCAGTGGATCATTCAGTTGAACGGGTTGAATACCTTCTGCTCAGCCGGGGCCTGCGCCTGGACGGGCTCACGCTGAGGCTCCGGTGCGGCCACGGGGGCCTGTCCGAAGAACTCACCCTGCTGGGCAGCCACCGGCTTGGTGTACTGAGCGGCGAAGTTGCGCCTTGGGTTGAAGCCCTTCGTCTTGGGTGCTGTCTCGCTCGTGAAAGCGACATACAGCCTGCCGCCGACCTCAGGTGCGACGGCACCGGCCTTCTTCAGGGCGTCCCGGATGGCGATCTGAACGCCGCTTTTGACATAGAGCGTGCGAAGTCCGTCGTCCTCCTGGTCATCCTGCTCGGGATGATCGCCCTTGGTGGTGTCGAGCGTGATCAGCACCTGGAGCTTCGGCTGACCGGACGGCCACGTGAGCGGAACGCTGGTGGTCATGTCGGTCTGCTGCACCGGCTCCGAGATGGAGACGATCTCGCCACCCCGGATCTTGCCGAGCCACTCCTGAGACCCTGCCGCGCCGAACGAGAGCGCCTTGCCGCCTCCGGCGAAGAAGGTATCGAGTTCATTCATTTGTCATATCCTTTGCTGTTTGTCCGTTATCCTTCGATCATCTTCCGCTGGACCTGTGCTGCCTGGTCCAGCCGGGAAGTCCATCCGGGACCGCCATCGGCCATGGCCTGGTCCCAGATCTTCGCAAGCCCGGCTACCTCAGTGACCTCACTGACGGCCAGGATAAGGTCATCCTCAGCCGAGTTCACCCGCACTGCCGCTACCGGCTCCGGATCGTCTACCCACGGTGCCGGTGGTTCGGCCAAAACGGCCGGCAACTTTTCGTCGGCCGGGCTGTCAAGTAAACGGCTCCGGTGCTCAGGCCAGCTCGGGTGCGACACCATGTCGGTGGCGAGGTTGTGCCGATACTGCGCCAACTTGATATCACCGGACAGCGACTTGGCCGCTGCCTGCAGCTCACTCTTGCTGCGGTATTTGTTGATCAAAGCCTTGACGTCCGATTGCGCCGCTTCAGCGTCTTGATCGTCAAGAGCACCGTAACCACGGGCCTCTTCCAGTGACATATCGACGTCAGTACGGGACGGCACGCTCCGCAGCAGCCGGTCCTTTGCTACCACCACCGGATCGGGCTGACTGTCCGTCAGCAGGTCACGAGCGATGGTGAGCTGCTCGGCCACCGGTGCCACTGCGGCCGGTCCAGGGCCTGCCAGGCCAGTCGGGACGTAGGGCGTCAGGACGTCACGCTTGCGGAACTGGCGGACCTTCTGCGCCAGGGCCAGACCGTACAGACCGGCAGTCAGGTCGATCTCGTGCACCATCACCCACGCCCTGGCCACATCAACCTCGATGATCAGGCCCCGGATCTGGTCGGCCTGTCCAGTGAAGTCGTATGGCTGACCGTTGACCATGACAACCTCCGCAGAGGCGTACGCGGCCATCTGGAGGGCGAAGGATTGCGGGTACCGCACGCTGCCCGTCTTGATGTCACCGATGACCATCGTGCCGTCGTCGAGCCGGTACATCCCGTCGAAAGTGCCCGCCGTGTCGAACTTCCTGTTGGTCACGGTCAGCTCGGCACGAGAGTCTTCAGTGATGCCGAGGCGGGTCAGCTCCGTAACGTAGGCCGCGTGCGCCGTGGCCAGCTCGGGCAGATCCGGAAGCTCGCCCCCCGACAGCGCGAGCTTCCGGTAGCCGTGGAAGCTGGTGCCCAGGTTGGCTGCAGCCGTAGTCTCGGCTGCCTCCAGGGCGGACTCGACAACCTCCTTGAGCTTGGCCTTGTCCTCGTAGTGCGTGGCCGCCATGTAGGCGAGGTCCTGCCGTCGCCCGACACCGATGGCTACCTGGCGCGTCTTCCATTCGGTCAGCGCGGTGGTGTCCTCCAGCGTCTTGGCCATCGTGGTGACCCTGGTCCACGCACGCTGCCCAGTGCCATCGTCTAGCAGGTACCGGCCGTAGTGATCAAATTGACCACTGTCCGGTTCGGACCAGAAGTCGCTCATTGTCTACTTCTTCCGTCGTTCTTTGGCGAGGTACTTGGCGGCTGCGATCCAGGCCCGGTTGACCTTCTGTGTGCGTTCCGGATCGTCTTCAAGATCTCGCTGGTTCTTCCGCGCGGCCTTTTCGCCGGGCGATTCAGGCGGCTGGTTCTTCTTGATCACGAACGCGTGCCTCTCCGGTAGTCGCCCTCCAGCAGATGGGCGTAGCCATCCGCGCCGCCACGGGTCCAGAATCGGCCGACGGTTTCGGATGTACTGGTGTCGATCACGGTGAACCGCTGCCCGTCATGAGCCGCCTCCCGCACAAGGAAGCGCGCGTGATGGAACGTGGACTCCCCTTCGTGCGTGGCGACGTAGCGCACCTGGTCCCCGGTGACCACCAGGGGCTCGACGTTGGTCACGTCGTCCGGTGCGAACGGGCGCCCGCAGGCTGCGCAGGATTGCTGTCTCGCGGCCGCGCTCATGATCTGACGGCAGACTCGGTATGGTGGTCCGGGCACTCGCCATGCAGGTGCAGCACGGCGTGCGCCAGCAGCTCCAGGGAGGCGTAGACGTCATCGAGCGTTGCCTGGAGGCGCGCGATATCCGCTTCATGATGTTCGCGGGTGATGTACAGCTGTCCGTTATCCATGATCCATTGCCCTCGATCCAATGTCATTTACTGTACTCATCTGTCCATGACTGTACGCTATCCAGGTTTGCCCCGGCAATAGCCAGCACCAATTCCTGATGCAGGCTACCGACCGTGCTGCCACGGGTGCTGATGCCATGCCGTAACGCGATTCGCCGCTGGCTTGGCGTGGGGGCCTTGTCCCGGAGCCGCGGGGGTACGGCGCTGCGCCGGTCGGGCAGCATGAGCAGCGCTTCGGCTTCGGTGGCGTAGGACCCGGCCCACGCGCCGCCCTTGAGTGAGTCGACCGGCGCCTCACCGACCCACCAGCGATGCAGGCCCTGCTCGGGGCCGACTAGGAAGCGCATGTGCGCGCTGCCGATGGGGGTCAGCCGGATGCCGCCGGGCGTGCGCAGCCAGGGCTCGTCGATCAGCGCGACATCCCGGTGCCCGACGACCGTGGCCGACACCCCGTCGTCCACCGGGCCGGCGCCCAGGTCATCGTCCACGATTTCGTCATCGTCGTCCCGGTGCTTGCCGCGGGGCAACTCCGTCTCGGACAGATCGATCACGCCGTTGAGCCGGTGCCGGAACAGCACCCCGGTCGGGTCCAGGATGATCGCATCGCTCTTGCCCGGATAGGGACGGAGGATACGGCCGACCATCTGGACGAACAGGCCCTCGTGTGTCGTTGGCCGGGCGATGACGGCGGCCGAGCACCAGGGCGCGTCCCATCCCTCAGACAGCCGGGTGCAGCTCACCAGCACCTGTGTCTGGCCGGACTCGTGCCGTTTGTGCCGCAGCCGGGATTCCTCGGTTGACGTGACGCCGTAGAGTCCTTCGGCCGAGATGCCTGCCGCGGTCAGGCCCTCGCGGAAGAACTCGGCCGTCTCGACGGTCGGCGCGAAGATCACTCCAGACCGGTCGGCCGCGTGTTCGAGGTAGGCCGTGACGATGGCGTCACGGGTCGCGTCCTTGTTCAGCTTCTGGCCAAGATCACCCGCGTCATAGTCGCCGTGCGATTTCTTGATCATGTCCAGGTCGATGTCGGTCATGATGTACCGGCCTACCGGACGGACCAGGAAGCCCTGATCGATTGCCCAGCTCACCGGCAGCTCGAAGCTGATCTTCTGCCAGACCTCACCCAGGCTGCGCTTGTCGGCCCGCGTCCAGGTGGCGGAGAAGCCCGCGGTCCTGACCGTGCCGGTCTCGTCCAGGCAGCCCAGGCCGCGCAGGACCGTCAGCCACTGGTCCGACACCGACCGGTGCGCCTCATCGCAAATGACCAGGCCGAAGCGGCCGAGCTGCGCCAGCCGCCGGGGCCTGGCCGCCGTCTGGACGGAGGCCACCACGATGCGCGCCGCCGCGCCGTTGCGGGCCGCCTTCACGATGCCGAGGCTGATCGTCTTGTCCACCCGCATGAGCTTGTCCACGGTCTGGCGGACCAGCTCATCCCGGTGCACCAGGATGAGCACACGGTGCCCGCGGGCGACGGAGCGGTGGGCCAGGTGGCTCATGATGACCGTCTTGCCGGTGCCGGTCGCGGCGGACACCCCCAGGCAGCGCAGCCCCGCCTTCCAGTCGGCGTCCAGCGCATCGAGTGCCGCTGACTGGTAGGGCCGCAGCGTGATAGTCATCGCAGTCCCTTCATGAGGTACTGACCGATATATTCGGTGTACGCAGGAGGGATAGCCTGGGACAGCTCATCACCGCGCATCCAGTCGATGCCCATAGCAAGCGGGCCTACGTGCACACCGACGTCGCCAGTCACTGAAATATTATATCCAGCAGCCAGACACGCCACTCGATTTTTAGTCGATGTTGGCGCTTTATGTTTGTTTGGGTGCGGTGGCTGATCAACAGTGAATCCGCTCAGCTCGAACCGCCGGTGGCGAACAGTCCGGAGCCCGAACCACTCACCGCAGAGCATGAGGTCGCGCCGCATCGGCGCGCCCATGACATTTTCGATGATCCATGGTGCTGTCATCGTCAGTAGCAGGTCCCGGGTATCCGATAGTAGGTGCGCGGTGCCATGCACTCCGGCTCGTGATCTTAATGGGCTGTGATCCTGACACGGCGGAGACGCGTGGATGGCGTCGAACGCCCACCCCATATCGCGCGCGAATACCAATGCGTCAGCTTGAATAAATGTGAAGGGATAGCGCGGCTGTGGGTTGATATCAACGCCGACAATATCAAAACCGGCACGATAGTACCCCATGGCCGCACCACCAGCGCAGCAGAATAGATCAAGTAGCGTCGGTCTACTCATCAACCGCAGCGAGTTCACGCTCGTCGAAGTCGCTTGGCCGCCGGGTCCAGGTGCGTCCATTGATCGTCCCTTCCGCCAGCATCAGCACGCCATGCCCGATGGGCATGGTCATCGCCTCGACAAGATCAGCCACTGCCTGCTGCGCCATCCGCTCGGGGACCAGTAGCACGATCTCGTCATGTACGAACATCATCAATGCCCAGGCCCACCGGTCCCGGAGCCGTCGCCAGGCCGCCTTGAGGATGTCGGCCTGGTGGCCCTGCGTCTCGACGTTGCCCCCGTTGCGGCTTGGCTTGGCTCGGGTGATGACCCGGCCGTCCGGGAGTACCGTCTTGCGGTCCCACAGCGTGACATGACGGCCGCTGGGCAGCACGGCGTACGCCTGCCGGTTGATCCGGTCGAACCGGGCGAACATCTCGCCGTAGGCTGCCCGCCACCGGTCCAGGATCTTCTGCCCTTCGGCCACCGGCACGCCCAGGGTGGCCGCGAGCTTGCGCACCCCCGCGCCGTAGCAGGTGGCCAGCAGGCCAGCCTTGGCGCGCTGGCGCAGCAGGTAGCTTGCGGTGCCCTCTTGCTTACCCTCGGCCGGGCTGTACTCCTCGCCGTAGGTCAGCTGGGCAATGGCCGAGTTGAGGTCGCCAGAGGCCAGGGCCGCGATCAGGTTCGGGTCGCCGCTCAGCCCTGCCATCACCCGTGGCTCGCCCTGTGCCAGGTCGGCCGACACGATGGTCCAGCCGTCCGGTGCGGTGACCGCGGCCCGGACTCGGGTGTCCTTCTTCGGCAGCTGCTGGACCGGCGGGTCAGCGGCACTGTTGCGCCCGGTCACGGTGCCCAGGGACCGGAACGAGGGGTGCAGACGGCCGTCGCGCTGGGCTGCCGCCAGCATCGGCCCGACGTAGGCAGAGCGGAACTTGCCCGCTCGCCGGACCGCCTGTACCCGCTGGGCCAGCTCGACGGCGGCCTGCGGAGCGCCAGCCGCCACGATGTCGCGCAGCGCGTCCTTGTCGTAGCTGTCGCGCGGCTCCGCTCCTGCCTCAACGAGCGCGACCCCGACCTTCGGTCCCATGCCGGACGGCCCGATGCCGCGTGCCATCAGTGCCAGGGTGTTGTCTGCGGTGACCGTCTCCAGCTGATCGGCGAGCCACCGGACGTACCCGGGGTCCACCGGCATGCCCCGGTAGGTCATGTTATCGATGTCCCACTGGTGGGTGATCTCGCGCCCGTACTCAGCTACCTGCGCCCCGGTCAACCGGGCCTCGTAGGTGTCATGCAGCACTTTGACGCCCCAGGCGTCGAGCGCGCCGTAGGCCAGGTAGGCCGGATCGTCGATGGGGACGTTGCGGAAGCCCCACGTCTTGGCCGCTTTCGGGGTCCTGCTGCCCACCGGTGCCAGCTCCCGGAAGCGGTCGGTCAGGACGCCTTCCGCTTTCTGCAGGGCCGGTCCGAACTCCCGCGCGACAGACGCCTTGAGGCCCTTCTCCAGGCGCAGCCGCGGGTCGATGCCGTCCTTCATCTGGGCGAGCGTGCGGGGCTCGGCAATCGCCTGGACCACCTGGCAATCGATGATGTGCGGGTCAAGATCTCCCAGCCGGACGGAGCCCGGCAGGCCCCGGCTGAGGAACTTGATCTCGTTCTCCGAGAAGTGCGCGACGAAACGCGGATGTGCCCGGATGACTCCAGCGACGTCAGCTGGGAAGGGCTCGGGCAGCAGCCACGCCTGACGGCCGTCGCTGATCTGGATCAGTCGGAGCCGGAACTGCGGGTCCCAGGCGTCGTGGGCGTTGGTCTCGCAGTCCAGGCCGAGCAGCACGCCGGCCTGTCCGGCCATCCAGGCTGTCCACTGCGCGAGTTCGTCGGCAGTCTGCACGAAGGTACAGCCCAGCGTGCCGGTCTCGGCTTCGATCGTGAAGCGCATGGTTCACTCCGTGCCCAGCGCTGCGTCGGTCGCGTCGTCCCATCCGACCGCGTAGCCCTCGCTGCGCCCGTCGATGAAACCAGCGTCGTACCCCTGCCCGTGGGCGTCAGCCTGCACTAACTCGCACAGCTGTTCGACGTAACTGCGGGTCTTGTGGTGCGCGCCCTGCGCGTCCCGCATCCAGCCGAACCTATCCGTGACGCCACGCTCGGCCAGCTGGGCTACGAAGAGATCAAGCTCGTCTTCGTTGGTCATCGGTCAGCCCTCCTGATGATTGCCCGCGAAGCGCTCGACGTCCGAGCGCAGTACCCGCGTGCCGCGCAGCGAGCCCGGGACGGGTCCCCGGTAGGCCGTCAGCAGCCGGTCGCGGACGTAGCGGTCTACCGTGCGCCGGTCTACCTGGAGGTAGGCAGCGGCCTCATCGCGGGTCAGCCACCGGTCTGGCTTTGTCCATGGCGTGAATGCCTGGACTCCGGGGCGCTGCCGCATGGGGAAGCCCGCCGCGAATGTGATCTTGCCCTTGGGGTCCACTGCCTGGTCCTTTCCTTGCTCCTGCCAGTAGGGTACAGTAAGCGTCACTTCGAGACAAGAGGAGCGTTCCCCGATGACCGACCTGGATACCCTGGCCGCCGCTATCGCTCACCCCGACCAGCCGTCGCTGCCCTGGCTGCCCGCTAGCTGTACTGCGTGCAGCGACGTGGCATTGACGGCGGCCCGCCTCATTGCCGCAGGCTGGCGCCAGTCGGCACCCGCTGATGGGGCCCCGTCCCGGCTTTGTGGCGCGATCAGCCACGGGCGGTACTGCTATTTCCGCGATGCTCACACCGGTCCGCACACCTACGCGATCGTCGATGCCTGATGGCCAGCCCCGGCAGAGGCGCCGTGGTCAAGGGCAAGCAGGCCGAGCGGGACGTCGCGGCCTACCTCACCGCGCATGGCATTCCCGCCCGGCGGGAGGTCCGCACCGGCACCCGTGACGTCCATGATGAGGGCGACATCGTGCTGGCCACGGCGCCGGTCACGATCGAGGTCAAGTGCTGGGCTACTCCGCTGACCCGTGGCGAGGTGGAGGCGCTGGTGGCCAAGCTTGGCCACCAGCGCCGGCCGGGTGACATGGGCTGGCTTGTCGAGCGCGTGGTGCGCAAGCCCGCGCCCGATTGGCGGGTGTGGCTGGCACCCTTCGACGCGGCCTGGCTGATCAGTGGTGCGCAGCCGCTGATCCCCCGGTTCGAGTGCGGTGCCGTCATGCTGCACTTCGACTACGCCACGGAGCGGCTTGCCGAGATGATGACGCCGATCGATGTCTCGCTCGCGGAGATCAATCCCTTTCGGGGCCGGTCATGAGCGGTCAATTCTACGGACGGGCGTCGGCGGCAAACGGCTGGTGCCTGTGGATCAACGGCACGTCGGGCAAGAAGTACTCAGTGACCTCAATGTCCGAAATCGATGCCATTATCACCGTTATCCGGAATACCCACGGATTCGAATGCGACATCGACGACCTGCTGGACGCCCGGCTGGCCATGACAGCTACTGCGCCGTGAGGAAAGCGGGGTCCCGAACGACCGAGAGGATACGCTCGGGACCACGCTCCACCGGTCCCCGAACCGCTGCGTCACCCGTGCTGACGGATCACGAGAAGAGAATACCGCATGCCGATCTCCTATGATGCCCAGCTCTATGACCAGGTACTCGGCCTGACCCGGCGTGGTGTGCCGGTGCTGATGGTCCGGCTGGAGTGGGACCCGGACCGGCGTAAGAAGCGGCCGCCGGTGACCTTCGGCAACGCCAAGCACTGGCAGCATGCGGAGGTCATCGGGCCGTCTGACATCGAAGCCGTCATCCGGCTCGGGGCCAACGCCTACCTCTACCGGCTGCCCGATGATCTTTACGTCATAGATACCGACAACCCCATCGCCACCGACTGGGCCACCTCTCTTCTTGGTGCTCCTGCCGTCGTGACGCCGCACGGCGCCCACTGGCTGGTCGCCTCCGACACTGATCCGGGGACGCCGCTGGACGCCCCTGGCGGCATCGACACGGCTCCCCGGCAGCTCTACGGACCGGGCAGCCACTACACCATCGACGGCGCGGAGGTGAGCTACGAGGGCAGCGTGCCGGTGACCGGGCTGGCACTGCCCTGGGCACCCCGGGCAGCTAAGCCAGCTGCCCCCACCGCACCGGCTGCCTCCTCTCCGGTGTCGGACTTCTTTGCTGGGCCGCCGATCACCCGTGAGCAGGCGTCCGCGACAGTGTCTGATCTGCTGGAGGCCATTGCGACCGGGCCGGAGAGCGGCAGCGTGGCCCGCCTGGGCATCATGAAGGCCGGGCTGTACCTCGGGGGCATCGCGCACGCGGGCTGGTTCAGCCCCCAGCAAGCATCGCAGGCCATCACGGATGCCTGCGCCCGGCGCTGGGGGCAGGCCTCGGATGAGGACGAGCGGTGGGCTGCCCAGGCGCTCAGCGACGGAGCGGCCAAGCCGCTGCGCACGACGCTGGGACGGTCGCCGGGAAAAGCCGGTAGGCCCGCCCGGCCGCTGACCACGCTGGAGCCCGCGGTCTGGGAGGCGCGGCCGGTCCTTGCCCTGATCCGGGACGCGGCCTGGTCGGCCCGGCTCTCGCCAGACGCCCTGCTGCACACCATCCTGGCCCGGCTGTCGGCGATGCGGAGCCACACCACCGTTATCGATAGCGGCATCGATATCGCCTCGCTTAACTATTTCGCGGCCCTGGTCGGCCCCAGCGGAGCCGGGAAGAGCAGGGCCATCACGGTGGCTACCGCGCTGCTGCCCGCGCATGAGGACTTTCCCAGCTGGCCCTTAGGCAGCGGGGAGGGGCTGATCGAGGCGTTCATGGGGACTATTGAGACGCTGCATCCGGAGACGGGCAAGGTGGTCAAGCAGCGCACGCAGGTCCGGCACAATGCCTTGTTCTCTCTTGATGAGGGGCAGGCCCTGACCCGGATGCTGGAGCGGGCAGGGGCGACGGTCGGGCCGATCCTGCGCAGCGCCTGGTCCGGGGCCGAGGTCGGGCAGGCCAACGCATCGGATGAGCGCAAGCGCAAGCTCCCGGCCGCCAGTTACAGCCTGGGCATGGTGGCGGGGTATCAGGAGGAAACGATTCTGTCGCTGCTGGCCGACAGCTCGACCGGGATGGCGCAGCGGTTCGGCTACGCGGCCGCGGTGGACCCGCAGGCGCCACGAGAGCGGGCGCGACGGAGCCGGGAGGCCCTGCCGGTCGTCGTGCCGACCCCCTCGCACTACGAGCTGGCCTACAGCGCCCCGACCGTGCTCACGGTGCCGGAGGCCGTCACGGCTGATATCGATGAGCGGCTGTGGCGGGTGCAGACGGGCTATCTGGAGCTGCCGGTACTGGACAGCCAGTACGACGTCACCCGGTTGAAGGTCAGTGGGCTGCTGGCGCTGCTGGAGGGCCGTACGGAGGTCGCGATGGAGGACTGGCAGCTATCCGAGCAGCTGTGGGTGACCTCGGCCGCCGTGCGGGACGAGCTGGTGGAACGGGGGCAGGAGGCCGACGAGTCGCGGCGGGAGGCAGGGAACTTGAGCTACGCGCACCGGCAGGCAATGGCCGAGACGGTCAAGGCGGACGCACCGATAGCTGTCGAGCGGATCGCGCGGAAGCTGACGGAGCACGTCCGGGGGCAGATAGATAGCGTGCGGATCGGCGAGGTCCGGCACAAGCTGGCATCGCGGGACCGAGGGTACTGCGCGGCCGCGCTGGCGTATGCGGAGGCGCGTGGATGGGTGGTCTCCGACGGCAGCTACGTCAAGCCGGGGGATGTGGAGGGGATGGGGTCGTGAGCATCGCCAGGTCAGACACGGTGCGTGGTGTCCCAGCCGGGACATTGCTGCATATCAGTCGGGGACATCGGGGACATGGGGACATGGTGTCCCCGGTCACACGCTCACCCTATATCTATGAAAGTAAATAAATTATATATATAATATTGTGTTTAACGTGCGAGAACGTTCTTTCGGGTGTCAAGTAAAGAGAAATTTACAGACGCCCGAAAAGAGAGATAATGTCCGATATTTGTATATCGTGATATCAGGTGAGCTCGAGCGACGGGGACATTTTGTCCCCGTGTCCCCGTGTCCCCGACGTTAGTGAGTCAAAGCAACTAAACTACGGAGCGTGAGATTCGATGCCCAAGACTGTGGCTCGGCAGCATGGCGTTCTGCCCGACCCGGACGCCGACCTGATCTACGCACTGCTGGTCGGAGAGCTGGGCGACCCGGCCTTGACCCGCGACCCGCCGACCTACGACGAGCTGGTGGCCAGGCTCAGCCCGTCACCAGCGCCTGCTGAGGAGGCCACCGATGGCGCATAACCCGTTCCTCGACGACTCGGAGACCGAGCCATCCGAGGGTGCCGCTCCGCAGGCGCTGCCGACCTGCGGCTACCGCCGTGGCGATCGGCTGCCCTGCCCGATGCCAGCAGGCCACGGCACCGCACACGTCGGCTTCGGCACCTGCGCCCAGCATGGTGGCGACTCGGACCGGGGCAAGGCCAAGGCGGCCGCCAGACGGGCCGTACGCGAGATCGAATCGTTCAGCGGCAGTCCGGTGGCCGTCGACCCCATCGCGGCCATCCTCGACGAAGTGAGCCGCACGGCAGGCCACGTCCAGTGGCTGTCCACCCGCATCGCGGCCTGGACGATGAACGCGGATGGCTACATGCCGGAGTGGCAGGCGTCGTGGCTGCTGACCTACCAGACCGAGCGCAAGCACCTGGTCGTGGTGGCCAAGGCGGCCATCGACGCCGGCATCGCGGAGCGCCACGTCAAGCTCGCTGAGGACCAGGGCGCCCTGCTGGCCGGTGCCATCAGCCAGATCCTGGACCAGCTCGACCTGACCTACGAGCAGCAGCACCTGGTGCCCACGATCGTGCCCGGTGTCCTGCGAGCTATCTCAGTGCGCCAGGACCAGGATGCCGATTCCTTCAGTCGGCTGCTGCCGCCAAGCGACGAACTAGCTCCGGAGGCACAAGATGTCATCTGACAAAGTTGATGTTGTTAGGCGCAGCCTATCCGGGCCGTACCGGAAAACGTGTGGCGGCTGCGACACGTCCTGGGCGGCAGCGGGTGCGGCGCACTGCTCGGCCTGCCATCGGACATTCAGCGCCACGGCCTTGTTCGACAGGCACCGGTCGATGCGGGGCGCGCACGGTTCGTGCATCGATCCGGTATCGATCGGTGCTCATGTGGTCGTCTTCCGGGACGGCATGTGGCGCGGGCCGGAGATGACCGAAGAGCAGAAGATCAAGGCGTTCGGGCACCGGCCAGGCAACCCGTTCGTCTAAAGTTGCAGGTCAGCATCGATAGTGTCATGATATCGATATGACCAAGTTCAGTAGGCCGCTGGCGCCTTCCATGCTGGCCGTGACACCGACGCTGGAGGCCAAGGACAAGGCCGTCCTGCTGCGGCTCCGGCCATCGCTGCACGCCCGGCTGGGCCACGCGGCAGACCGGTACGGCCTGTCGGTCAGCGAGATCATCCACCGCTTGCTCGACAACGGCCTGGACATGCTGGCCGAGCAGGAGGCCCCAGCCGAGTCCAACCCCTTCCGGTGACGGCCAGAGAGGCTGCCAGACGGGCGGTAGCCACCGCGGCAGAGAACGCCGATGAGCTGCGCAGCCTGCTGGACATGCTGGCGCTGTGGCCACGGCAGGACGCCAGCCCGGAGCTGGTGACCGACGTCGCTACCCTCGGCCGCGGCATGTTCGACCAGCACCTGGCCGCGCTGGCGACGGCCGGGCGTGTCCGTGGCTACCAGAAGAGATGAGGGCGCGTGGACAAGCCGAGTGTGCGCAAGGCAGGCGGCCGGTGGCTGGCTACCCGGAGTTTGGTCGGCTTCTCCCCGATCCGGGTGATGCGGGCCTTCAGCAGCCATCGGGCGGCCCTGGCGTGGGTGCTGGGGACGGGCGGTGCTGGGACGGCTCAGGTCGAGCTGGCAGGCATCGCGGAGCCGGTCTCGGTCGACGAGGGCTGGCCAACGGTGATCCGGTAGCGGCGTTACCGTACCGTGACGGATATCTGATTACCAACATGGTAAGGTACTGGCGTGGAACAGCGAATGACCTCGATACAGACGGCAGCCCGCTACGCTCTTGCCCTCATCGCCACGGTGTGGCTGACTGCCTCGCTGCTGCTGCTCGTGCGGGTGTCGGCAGACCCGTCCGTGGATCCAGCCACCCTCAGCAGCCTGTTCACCGCAGCCATCCTCAGCGGGTCGCTGACGGCCTTACTGGCCGCCGCGGGCCTGCACTACCAGCCAGTGGAAGGACGACAATGAGCGGCGCACGATGGCAGGCATCCGGGCCTCCGGGCAGGCCGAAGAGGCGCAAGGACCCGCTGGACGACGGGCCGGGCGGGTTGCCGGCCTGAGGAAAGGCCGATGATGGAGCGCTACAACGTCCGCAACTACCGCTATGCCGGGCGCCACCGGACCGCCGACTATCACGGCCGGTTGAGTTTGGTCCGGCTCGTGTCCCGGATCGCGGTTACCGCCGTGATTGCCCTGCACCTGATGATGGGATGAGGAAATGAACACTACCGACAAATACGAGCGCTACCCCAGTCTCAAGGCACTGAGGCCCCGCGCGCTCTGGTCGTGGATGCTCGGCTACCGGGACTATCGCATCGTAGACCGTTCCGATGAGGCAGGGGTGCGCTTCTATCCCAGCCCCAATGAGCCCCCGGAGGCAGCCGTCAGATGAGTACCGCCTGGCGGCTGTACACCGCCTACCGCAGATGGCGGGAGAAGCGCCTTGCGCCATGACTTACCATCGTGGTAAGCTACGGGCATGACCGAGCGACCGTACCAGGCCCCCTACGAGCACAGCATGTCGGGCTTCGACCCGGCTACCTACCAGTACCTGGCTGACCAGCACTACACCTACCAGGCCGAGGCGGTCCGGCGGCACAACCGGCGCTCCTGGATCATGGGCCTGGTGGTCGGCACCATCCTGCTCGGTATCGCGGCCGGGATCGGGGTCGGCCTGGCGTCCAGCCGGACCGCCGTCGACCAGGCCAGGCACAACCAAGACACCGTAGCGTGCCTGCACAACGACCTGGCCGCCTGTGCCGACCTGAACGCCGGACACTGAAATCCGAGAGGACAGCTGACAACCGACATGAGTAGAGAAACCGCTGACCGAATGGTCCATGATTGGGTGCTGGCGCACCTGCACGATACCGCTGGGCGTGCGAGCAAGGAACTGGGCCATGTGCTGTACTGCCCGGATGTCGTAGTGTCCAGTGAGGATCTGGGGCCCGGTACGTGCGGCGAGGGTACGTGCGAGATGGTGACGGCTGAATTCCGTATCAGCTGCCCGCACACCGATGAGCAGACGGCGTACACACGGTCATTCGACTTTCCGGGAATTCTGGAGGACCTGATCCGGGAGGCGCCCCTTGAAGGCTGCCTACCCGACGATTACTACGGGGCCTGGGGATCAGGGGCACCCGAATGACTACTAACCGACAGCCACAGCCGGGCGACTTCGGCCTGACCAAGATCCCTGGTGCGGCCGGTAAGCTGATCGACCTGGGAGAGACCCTGAATGGCGATGGGTTCAGCACTTGGAGCCACGCTTTCATCGTGGTCAGCTGCCCACCCGACACCGTGCAAATCGTCGAGGCCGAGCCGGGCGGTGCCCGGTGGGTGGCAGATAGCAAGTACGCCGATGTGGTCTACAGCTCGTGGGACCTGACCGACGACCAGCGACAGAAGATCGTGGCTGCTGCCTACGGCGCCATTGGCCGTCCTTACTCGGCCGCCGATTACTTCGCGATTGCCGCACACCGGCTGCACCTGCCGCTGCCTGGCCTGCGCTCCTACGTCCAGGCGTCTGGCCATCAGATCTGCTCGCAGCTGGTCGACTGGTGCTATCAGCAGGCAGGCGTGCAGCTGTTCAATGACGGCCGCTGGAACGGCTACGTGACCCCGCAAGGCCTTAACCACGTACGAACAGGGGGCTGCGGGCCAGCCTGTCCGTGTGACAACCGAGAGGACCGAGTGACCTGATGAGCGAGAAGGAACCAGCCGTCGGTGACCGCGTGCTCTACGCGGGTGAGGATGACATGCACGAAGCCATCATCATCCGGCTCGGCTTCTCAGAGCATCGCGAAGCCCTGGTCCGCGATGACGTCGGTAACGAACTCTGGTTCATGTTCGAGGACCTGGAGTGGGTCAACAGCGAGGCCCCGGACCGGGAAGCTGAACCGGCTCCCTGACTCGGATGCGGTCACGATCCTGAAAACCGACCTGCGCGAGGTGCTGACTGCTCTCGGCGCTCTCACCGAAGGGACCGACGATGCCTGAATTCACGGTCTATATGCGAGAGGTCCACGACGTGGCCGTCCATGTCGAGGCCAACGACTACGACGCCGCGATCGACCAGGCGCACGACGAGGCGCCCGGTCCGATCTGTGCGGTGTGCTCCGGGTGGGGTCAGAAATGGAGCCGAGACGGAGGCGACGACCGGGAAGTGACCACGGTCATGGACGCCGACGGGCACACGGTCTGGCCAGAGACCGCCGCTGCCCTGACAGGACCGGTGACCTGATGCCTGATGACCTAGCCAAGAAACTGGTAGACGCGGCCGAGCTGAAGCTTGCTGTACCACGGGAAGATGTACGCCGGGCGGTTGCAGCCGTGCTGCGGGCGCTGGTATGTGACGCCGACACGTGGGACTGGGCTTTCGGAGCTGTCGACGACGAACATCAGGTCCGGCAGGGCCTGACCGATCTGGCTTATCAGGTCGAGGACATGGAAAGGGGCTGGCCGGGTTGTCGTTGGCGGCCCTGACGTGATCCTGCTGGTTTCAGAAGACACGGAGAAGACATGAGACTACGTACCGCTGCCACCCTGGCCCTGTCCGGACTGCTACTGGCCACCGGAATGCAGGTGCTGGCCCACAGCAGCGCGACCGCTGCCGCCAGACCCGCTGCGGGCAACGGTCAGGGCTGGTGCCAATCCAAGACCTCGGTCGGGGTGATCGGCGACAGCATTTCTTCGGGCTGGGAGCTGCAAGGCACTGCCTCGGACAACGTGAACGACCCCAACATCTGGGCTAACCAGTTCGCGGCCATCTTCGGTGCCACCGTGGATAATGTCTCGATCGCCGGGACCAGCACCGCCAACTACATCTCCGGTGGTTCGCTGGCAGCCAAGACGCAGCAGATCGCGGCTGACGGCAACAACGCCGATTTTGTCTTCCTCGGCACCAATGACTGGTTCCTGTCGGTTACTCCCGCCACCTACACGGCCAACCTTGAATCGATCTACAGCACGATCCGGGCTGGCAGCCCCAACGCGGCCATCGTGTTCATCAGCCAGTACGACCTGACCAATGACCCCAACAAGCCCAAGGGCACTCCCGCCTATACCTGGGCGCAGTACGTCGGCGCGGCCACCAATGCGGCCGTGGCGACCGGTGCCGGGCTCATCATGTCCAACCAGGTCGTCCAGGCCGAGGGGACCGGCTCGGGCTTCACCAGCGCCTCCTGGCTGTACCTGTCGGACGACACCCACCTGACCATCGCCGGGCAGCGCGTGCTGTCCGCCTACGTACTCGGAAGGATGGTCGCGCTGTGCTGACCAACGGAGAGGATCCGGCCAGATGGTGGTTCTGGCTCACCGGAGACGCACCGGTCCGTAAGTACCGGGACGCGGACCGCACGCTGGCCCATGTGGACCAAACACCTGAGATCCCTATAGAGATACTTGCCAGATTAGTAGCCCCTTACACGGCCCCGCGCTACCACTGATCTTACCCGCGTGGTTAGCTCAACGAGATCGCTCGGAGCGCACGGTAAGCTGACCGGCATGGCTACCGGCGCACGATCTCCGTGGGAGGTTGCCGCATCCGCGTTTGAATTGACGGGTGCGGCTTCTTTCTATGATGATCCAGTAGCCTTCTGCCGGGAATGTATTGACTGGTCACGGGGCGAAGGGGTCACGCCCTACCAGATCGAGATCCTGGCTGCGGTGCCCCTGCGGCGCCGGGTGTCCGTCCGGGGTCCGCACGGTCTTGGTAAGACGACCATCATGGCCTTGACCGTGCTGTGGTTTGCCTTGACTCGTGACGCCGCTCACGTGGACTGGAAGTGTGTTACCACCGCCGGGGCCTGGCGCCAGCTGACGCACTACCTCTGGCCAGAGATCCACAAATGGGCCGGGCGCCTGCGCTGGGACAAACTCGGCCGGGGCCAGCTGTCGTCGAATCGCGAACTGCTGATGCTTCAGCTGACGTTGCGCATCGGGCAGGCGTTCGCCGCGGCCGCCAGTGACCACCAGAAGATCGAGGGTGCGCACGCCGATTCGATCTTGTACATCTTCGATGAGGCCAAGAGCATCTCCGCGCCCGTCTTCGACGCTGCCGAGGGTGCGTTCTCCGCAGCCCGGCCCCGTGGCTTGCCGGAGGCGTTCGCGCTCGCGTGCAGCACGCCGGGCGACCCCAGCGGCCGGTTCTACGAGATCCAGTCCGATCGGGCAGGCTACCAGGACTGGTGGGCGCGCCATGTCACCGTGGATGAGTGCATCGCCGCGGGCCGGGTCAGCCCAGAGTGGGTGCAGCGGCGGGCGCTGCAATGGGGTGCCGACAGCGCGCTGTATGCCAACCGGGTACTGGGGCAGTTTCACTCCAGCGATGAGGATTCGGTTATCCCGCTGCGATGGGTGGAGCTGGCTGTGCAGCGGTGGCAGGACTGGGACGACGCGGGCCGCCCGGCACCGGCCAACCGGCCAGTGCACGGTATCGACGTGGCGCACGGCGGCGCTGACCTGACTGTGCTGGCGCAGCGCCTCGGCCCATACGTGCTGCCGCTCTCGGAGTACAACGTGGCCGACACGACAAAGGTGATCGATCTTGCCTACCGGGCCATGGGTAACCAGCGGGACGTCGCTGTCGTCGACGTGATCGGGGTCGGAGCCGGTGTCGTGGATTCGATGCGCCGGGCTGGCTTCCGGCAGGTCCGGGCCTACAACGCCGCGCGCGCCTCGACACGCCGGGACCGCTCCGGCGAGATGGGCTTCGTCAATCAACGCGCAGCCATGTGGTGGCTGGCCCGCGAGATGCTGGACCCGGCGTTCGGCCCGGAACTGGCGCTGCCGCCGGACGACGCGCTGATCGGGGAGCTGTCCGCACCGAAGTGGCGGCTGGTCGGCAACAAGATCCAGGTGGAGTCCAAGCCGGACATCCGGGCTCGTATCGGTAGGTCGACTGACCACGCGGACGCAGTGCTGCAGACGCTGCTGACCGATCGTGAGTTCAATCAGGAAGCGGCCAACGGCACCCGCGCTTTCGAATGGACAGACGGCCAGCCTGGCACTGACGTCTTTGCC